GTGAACGACTTACCTAAAAAAGACGCTTGATTTCGTGATCCTTTAGCACTGTTGCAAGGCTGGCAAGCACTGACACAATTCTCTGGATTAAAGGCTTGATCCGGTGCATCTTTGATAGGCAACACATGGTCAACAGTTGTGGCATCGCCTTGGCAATAACCACATTGATAGTTATCACGAGCTAAGATGGTAAGCCTAAACGCTCGCCATCTCCTGCTATCTCTTGGGTCATTGACCCTTCGTTGATTCAGTGCCAATTATATTTTCTCCAGTGATCGTAAGCTGCACATGGTTCACCATACCTATTTTGAATATATGACAAGCCCCATCGTACCTGAGCATAACCATCTTGGTCTTTAAGCCACTCACTCTTACCTTGCGGTATTCCATATACTCTTTGAGTACCACTTAGATTGCCTATTGCTTTTGGATTCCACGCTGACTCTTTACCATAGAGCTTTGTTATACATACATACTGCTTATAGTCATAATGTAATAGATGTAATGCATACTCTTTATAACTTACATATTGCATTGGTTTAGATCCACCTGCATCAGGCACTAGCAATAGAGATATCCCAATAGCTACTAGCACCCCGCGAGCTACGCCCCTAAGGGGCTCGCGGTGAGCCTTTGAGAGGCTCTGCTGTGTTAGCGTACCATCGATGTCAAATACATTTACATAAGTGCTGGTCAGAGCGGTGTGTCGCTTCATTAAGACCTCCTGTGGATAACTTCTGTGGATAACTATTTATCTGTAGAGTAGAAGCCCTTGCCCTTAAAGTGAATAGCAGCTGTGCTTATTGTCTTGTCCATAGGCTCATTACAGTATGTGCATGGCACTATTGGTCGGTCGTACCATCCATGGCTAATCTCTTGACTAAGATTGCAGTCTGAGCATCGGTAGTCATAGGCTGGCATGTTAAGCACCTCTGTATCATGTAAGACCCACAGGCTGTGCAGCGGTCTATGTCTGCCTCTGTGGGTTCGCTGGTTAAGTGACCGTATTTAAGTTGGAGTAATGGCAATAGATCAGCTAGTCGGATGATGCAGGCATACTCACTCGCATCTTCTCCTTGTCCGTTTAGCCTCATTACGCAAAAGCCTAATTGCCCCGAAATGGCTGTACGCGCTCTGTATTGTTTAATCCAAGCCAAGGGCTGAAATGATGCCCTAGCCTTGATCTCGACGTCGAACGGGACGCCTACAATATCTTTGCCATTACCCCTTCCCACATTAGCATGAGTCCACACAGTCGATAGGTACTGTGCAACTACACGCTCGGTGCGGAAACCTCTGTGCTTTCTTGCTTGACTAGCCATTGACTGCGTTACATTTTGCACACTGCCAATTCACAATACCATTGACAGAGTCAGATGAGATGTGCGCTAGATCGCGTATCTGGACAGGTTCATTACATAACTGACATGGCACAAAAGCTGACATAAGATCAAGCCATTCGCCATTTATCTTAATTCCAATGTTTCCCATTATACCCTTACCTCCTGTGGATGCCATTTACCATCACTACCCATGCGATACCAAGCAGGCGGACAGTCAGACTTGACGCCTCCTGCGTTCATGTGAGCACATTGATACCCACCCCATGCACGACCATTCTTCTCGCCATCGCGCCATCTCATGTGTCCATGCTTGCAACTTGGTGCTTCCTGTGCTTCGCCTGTACCTATAATCGCAGCTACATTCGCCATAGCCTTCTCTAAAGTAACCGGAGCATCTACCACCTTCATGTAATCATTGACTGGAGTAGTCCAATAATCCTGTTCTGCTGTCTCTTTGTCAGCTGCTTGGATGGCTTGTACGAGATCTTGTACCGGTGGCTTAACAGGCTTAACTGCTACTACCTTGCTCATTTCTTCTCGGCTAGGTCTCTTTCCTTTAGGAGCATAACCTGCATTTGCAAGTGCTCTGCCGATTGCCGAAGTCTCACAATTCTCCAGTGCTGAAGTCTGATTGACACCTCGACTAGTAACTGTCTCCTCAGCGTACCCTGTTGCCCAAGCAACGCCATCGCTAGCATCTTTGTATAGATACGCTTTAACAATGTATCGAGAAGCCTCGACCACTTCCAACTCTGTTGATATGCGAAACGCTGGGTAATCCTTAATAAACTTTTCAAGTCGAACCTCCACTGGCTCATAATCGGCTAAATTAAACATAGAGCTCATTCTCCTCTGTGGCTAGTTGTCCAGCCAGTGCGCCATAGCTGCATAGATCAATCCAATTATCTATGTGCTGTGCTGATTGATTAGTTCTAGCCAGTTTAACTAAAACCATGATGCCTGCCACCTGATAATCGTGAATAGGCATCTGTAAGTAAGCACTTAGCAACATGGCTGTGTGCTCTAGGTTATCGGCTGGATGTCCATACTGAAGCCCACGCTCTCGGATTGTGTCGGTGGCTGTCAGTAAGATTTCATTAGCTCTCATTCTTGCCAGAAACCTTGTCGGCTTAGATCGCGACCGCGCACATAACCTTCGCGCCTGCCATCCTTGTAGCCTTGCCAATACCATATAAAGTTAGAAGCTATTAGTAACCCTAACATTCCTATGATTGTTATTGAGTTAATCATTGTGTACCTATCTGTAGCAGTGCCCTTGACTGCTTACAGAATTAGAGTCTCACGCCTGTATGACATAATCAAGCACATTTAGGTAACGAAACGATAACGATTTTTAAGCGTATAACTTCCCGTAAAGAGTGAAAGATCCATCCTTGTTTATCGGCACTAGCATTGGACTTACTCGGTCTCCATGCGTTTCAATCACTGCTACGCTCATCTGCCAATTAGCACTGCCAGCCTTCAAATAAGAGGCTTTCTTCTTGTCCATGACATTCCCAGCCTCTAAGCCCCACAAAGTCCTGTACGAGGCTCCTATGCCCTCTGTGAAGGCACTGATACCTGCTCTGTGGGTGTGTCCACAAACTACAGACTTGCCGAACTTACGCGCTAATCCTAGAGCTGTGAGTCCGGCATTGGTGTTCATCGATCCTTCGTCACCATGAACTAAGACCCATGCCTTGTGAAACTCGAAGGGCTTTTTGTGGAATCGGATACCGAGTCCGGCAAAGTCCATAAACTTTGAGTATTCAAGCTCTGGGAGTCCAATGAGGCTAGGTGCTCGTAGTAGCGTATGGTAGAGCCTGTCTGTGTGATTGCTTCGAGTGACATCTGTTGTGCCGAGGTCATAGAGAATATTCTGAGCAAGGCTTCTGTCAGCATCTAACGTACCTTCCCACTCTAACTTAGTGCCCTGTGCCCACTTGCTCTGAGACTGCATGTCCAGTTCATCACCGGTGTTTAAGACAAGATCAAACTTTTCGCGCTTTACTAACTTAATAAGATTTTTAACTGCTGCTTCATGATGGTAAGGAATCTGTAAATCTGATATCACTAGATATCGTTTTTTAATCATCGTCCTCATCTTCGTAATCGCCGAACCTTTCTGGCTCGACTGGATCTGGCAAGATCCATGCAGGGTAGGCTGATCGCTCTACGATGATTCCTAAGACGGTTTCCTCGTCAAAGCCTGCTCGCTTTAGACTTTGAGCAAACTCATACATCCCAATGCAGTAAGCATCAAGAGCTGAGTAATCTTGCTCAACTAGATTCTTAGTTGCTTTTCTTGCCATTGGAAAATTATCGATCTAAGAGAAGATTATAGATCTCATCAACACGCCCATTAAGTCTTTTAATTTCAGACAATAGGTGAGTGATGACAAAACCCGAAAGACCGCCTAGCACTGCAAGGGTAGCCATGTAAAGAGTGAAGAAGTCTCCCTGTGTCACTTTTTGACACCCATGGCAGGGTCATTAGCATTGAGGTAGCGAAGTACAGGTGGCAAGATAGACGCTACGCCTGCTGCAATAAGAGCCTTAGGATCTGTAACTCCAGCAGCTGCCATTGAGATAACTGCTACTAGAAAGGCTCTCGCCCATGATCCTGCTGCTGTTTTTAGTTCATTCATTCTGTGGCTCCTAACATAGGTACTTGAAAAAAAGCCCCATTAAGGTCAGCTTCTTTTTCAAACGAGATATGGCAGTGGTGGTTGTGCTTGTTTGAGCCCTCGTATGTTCGCCAAGCCCAAGCCTTTTTGCTTGAGGCAATACGACCATCAAAGATAATGTAGGCAATACGTCTTTCTTTTTTAGACTTGCATAGGAGACGAATCTGATCTGCAATATCTGGCATGAGGTCTGGCTTGCTCCGACCACTGACATCACGATCAACATCGATGGCACGAACCCAACCATTAGCATCGGGATTATGATCGCTAGGGCGAGCTGCGTGTCTGGTATCACCGATCCAGCCATCCGATGTGCGGTCACGACTTGGGTATGCGTCATCGAACTGCTCTCGAAGTTGTTTAGCAGCCTTAGATAGTTGAGGCTTCATCAAGACTTGCTAAATATGCTTGGTAGTCGGAATTGTTCGGATCTTCAGGTATTAGCCAGATTTGTCCATCTGGATCTGTTCGCTGAATCAATTCATCACCAAGTGATGTTGTTATTTTCAAGTATGTATATTGTTCCATTATAACTCCGCACTAAACTCTAAGGCTGTTGAGGTACCACATGCATACATTACTGCACGACCAGCTGTTAAACCCGATGCTGCCGAGCCAATAATGATTGCGGTTTGTGTACTAGCATTGGTAAATCCAAAAGCTGCATTGCATGTTACAGCTCCACCTGCGGTATAAAGTGAAAAACTACTACCAGCACCAATAACAGTATAACTAGGTACTGTTCTCATAGTTACTGGAAATGCATAAACACCGTAAGCAGTTGTTGCTGAGTCCGACATACCATTTGTAAGATATAGCGAAACGCCACCGTTGAAACGGTAGAAGTACCTCTGGCAAGCTCCTAACTCAGTCTGCAAAGTTGGAGTTGCAAGCCCCCATGTTGTGCTAGTACCAGCGTTGAACTGTACTTTAGACACAGTTTTAGTTGCTCCTGAGGCGGTAAATTCGACTACTACATTTGCTGTACCGTCTGCTGTAAAAGTAACAGGTGAAGCAGCATAAGATGGTGGAGTGCCTCCAGAATTATAAACACGAGCCGTAGCTGTGCCAGTCCAAGAAAGAGTGTAAGTGCCAGCAGGCACTAGACCTTGTTCAATAACTTGCTGCAATCCGCCACCAGAATTAATTGTCAAAGATTGCCCTTGAGTTGAAGCAGTAAAAGTTAAAGTAGTGTTTGTAAAATTAGACTTCCAGCGATCAAAACCATAAGAGCCAGAAGCTAAGTTGGCTGCCGAAGCATACTCTCTTTGATTCAATGCAAAATTTGAATTAAGTAAAAGATTAACCGATGCTGCACCACCTGAGGCTGTAGTCCATGCTAAACCTGTTGCAGCTGTTGAATCAGCTGTAAGTACTTGACCATTTGTGCCTACTGCCAAGCGCGCAGGAGTATCGTTGGCTGTTGCTGCAATTAAATCGCCCTTAGCGTCCACGATTGAATTTTGTATTGCATTAGCATCGTCGGTAGTTACCCACGAAAAATCCATGTCTGTATTAGTTGCTTTAGCCAATACCTGTCCAGTCGTGCCACCTTTAAGATCTACCATAGAGGCATCGATCGAGTCGCCTAGTGTCTCAATAGCTACTGCGCCATTTTTTACAAGGTCGCTAGATGTGGGAACGACCCATCCGAAGTTCGGGGTGGTTGTGCTCATTAGGTTAGTGCTCCGATCGCGTTAGTCCAAGTAAGTGTACCATTTACGCCTGTCCATATCAGTGAAGCAGGCAATACTGTTTCCCACTGTGTGGTTGATAGTGAAAAGTCCGTAGCTGAGATATAAAGGGTCATGTCCACATAGGTCGGATTAGCCCTCAAAGCAATGTTTTCTACAAAGCCATCGAAAGTGCCACCTAGCAGGTTACTAGGTAAATTATTAATTAAGACAGGCTGTCCGAAGAATATCCCAATGAGACTATCTAGCATTGCATTAGGCATGTTGGAATTGTCTAGGCGGAATGTTATGGCACCTAGCGAGCCTCTAGGGTTTTTACGAAGTTTAAGCTCTCTAGTGGCAATATCGGTAATGTCGGCTAGGTTTTTAATGTTAGATTCAGTAGATTTCTCAAAGAGTCCAAAAGAGGCAATAGAATCTTCATCCGAAGCACCGTAGGTGGAAGCGTAATCTGTTGAATAACGATAGATTAGGCTGTTACGAATACGAGCGATCTGAGTTTGAGACTGGATACTGCTAGGAGTTGCGTAAGATCCATCAAGGTTTGTAAAGCCATAAGCTGCAAGATATGTGGATCTGTGATCGGCATCGTCATAATTGACATTCCCATAGCGATCCTCGTACAACTGACCTAGTGCGCTTTGTGCTATCTGGTCTGCAAGGGTTGCAGATTTAGCAGTGGCATTGGCGGTCTGACTAATCATTGTGTAAAAGCCTGAGTCAATAGTGCCCACATAAGATTCGGCATCGCTCCATGTTTGAGTCGGAGGATATGTATCCCAAGTCACAGTAGGAGTTATTTCATTCCATTTGAGGTTAAGAGCTGCGCCTACAATGTCGGCTATCTGTGCTCCGTCTAAGCCTTCTGCAAGGGCTGTGTTGTAAATAGCCTTTGTCAGTTTAGAAATACTGCCGACTCCAAGAATAGTGCCAGTAGTTACAAAGCCAGTTTCATCGGGACTTTTAACCGAGATATTAAAGTCTGATACTTCTCCACCGAATACAGTGACATAAGCCCCTGTAGAGTTTTTAAGTTCTAGGGTAACACTTTCTGTAACATTGATAGTAAAAGGTGCGCCATCGCTATTGATAATATCTACTTGGCAGTAACCTGCTGAGGGTTGCCGATCAATGTCATTGCGACCAGTAGCGTAACTAACAGCTGTAACAGTGGTATAGACATCATCGCCGACTGTTACGCGCCATGCGGGAACCCATGTCATGGAAGCGGACTTGCCTTAATCGTGCCTCGGTCTAGCGCATCTTGTACGATCTTGGCAATCAAGGTTGCGAGGGCGTTGCTGTCTCCGACAATACCGTTAAAGTTGTTATTGACTGTTAGACCTGCTTTGTTAGCAGCTTCAATGGCAGCCAGAGTTGCAGCTCTACCCTCAGCAGACATCGCGTAAGCCTGTTCAGCATTGTAGCCAATAGCGTTTCCGGCACTGTCAAGTCTTTGCCCACCATACATAACGCGTGGATCGCTTGCCCCTGAAACTCCAGTGCCTATGCGACCTGATACAGCAGCAGCAATAGATGTAGCAGTAACGATAGATGTAAGAATATCTTTAGCACCGAAGGTAGATGTAATATCGCTAACTTTAACTAGCGTTCCAGCTGCATCTTTTGATATCTGCGCTGCTACTGCTGCTGCGCTTGTTGCTGCTGCACCCGCTGCTGCTGCTGCTGTGATTGCAGCTGTTAGAGCTGCTGCCGTTGCGTCAGTAATTTTGATGTCAATAGTTCCACCCTTGGGAACTACTAAACCGTTTAAAAGACCTATAGCCTTGGTCAAGTTATCTATGTCGATCAATGACTTGGGAACAAGCCCGTTCAGAATGTCTTTGATCTCTACTAATTGAATCTTTTGATTTGTCAAAGCACCAAGGACTTTAAGATCTTCGTTTAGTTTCTTTGTCGCTGCTTCAATCTTTTTAATATCGCCTGTAGCAATAGCATCTTCTAAAGCCTTGATGTCTTTTAATACCTGCAAGCGAGCAAGGTCATTAGTAATGGCTAAGAGTTGAGCTTGATTAGTTACTTTCTTTAACTGATCAACCTGATTTATTCTGGCTGCTTCAAGTTGGATCTTTTCCATGTCAAAGACATCTGTACCCTTGCCGATTGCAAGGTTAGCCTTGTCGATCGCTGCTTGTAACTTCTTATCTTTTAAGATCTTTGCTTGGTTAGCAGCTTGGTCTTTGACCAGAAGTGCAAGGGCTTTAGCGCGGGCTATGGCGTCTTTTTCTGCCTTTGCTCGAGCTGCATCTTGCTTTAACATCTCCGGTGTTTTTAATACAAAAGTGCCTAGAGGATTTTTATTTGGTGTTGATTTTGGCTTTAACTTTGACTTGTCCATAAAGCCAGAAGGATCGCCCTCTACAATTAAGTTGACCAATGGCGAAGTCTTTGTAACAAACCAAGCTAAACCTTTAGAAGCAAGATCTAATGGAGTGTTAAGAGTTTTAATAACTTTAGAAAGGTTAACAGATAATGCAGCAGCGTTTTGAGCAGCCTCTAACATGGTATCTGCTAATTCTTCAACGGTAGTATCACCCGAAAGAATCATTAGTGAATCAATGATTCCCTTGCCTATTACTTCTTTAGCTTTATTGCCAGCCTCAGTTAAGATTAAAAGTTGTCCAGAATAAGTGCTAGCTGCTTCTCTACCTGCTCCACTAAAGTTTTTATTTAACTTTGTCTGGATTGTATCAAAATCGCTTGCAGCTAGTTCTGCCTTAGTAAGACCTGTGTTGTAGTTACTTAGTGCTTTTGTATTTCCAAGATAAGCCTGTGAAAGGGCTTTAGCCACATCGGTAACATCTAATGTCAATGCGGAAGATGTATCTATTGCAGTGTTAAATATATCTTGAGCTTTTGATGCTGACCCTGTAGCACTGAGTAAAGCCTGCATTGCCGGTACTGCTTGACCCCCAGTTATGCCATAGAGTCTGCCAATCTTATCGATGTAAGCATCGATTGCTGGCTGGTCAAATGCTAAACCTAGGTTCTTAACTGTGTTGACTAAAACAGTACCTTCGCGTTCTGCATCTATAAATGCACGAACTGACTGCTTACCGAATTGAACTACTGCTGCTGTACCAAAAGCCAATCCGAATGAGCCTGCAAGTTTCTTGGCATTAGAGTTTAATTTACCTAAAGCGGTTTCAGCTTGCTTAAATCCTTTAGCATCAAATCTGGATGCAATGTTAATTACTTCTTGATAATTCACGCTGCACTCCTCAATGAGCCAGACTTAGAACGCTTAAGCAATTCTTGCTCTGCCGTCGTGATCGCCTTATTGACAATGCCCTCGGCTCTACCTTTGTCTGCTGCCCATGCCCTAAAGATCAATCGCCCACGACCCTTTAAGCTGCCAGACAAATCTGGAAGATTGGCAATGAACTGCTTTCCTGCTTCAGGGTTAGTCGATCTGGAAACACCGCGAGATGAACCCCCAGCCTTTGCTCCAACCCATTGCTGACCATCTGCACCAGCGCGACCAGCAGATTCATAGATCGCACCTGCGCGAGAATTATTAAATATACGCGCCATAGTGCTAAAGCCTCTTTTGTTGGGCTTTGAGGTTGTTGTTGTAAAGCCAATCTTGGATCTAATAGTTCCAGCATTGTAAACTGGAAATGTTCCTTCACTAAATGATCGACCAGCCCATCCGCTCATGGGAGAATTAGAAGGTACAAAACCCCTAGCTGCTTTAGCAACCGGAGCTAGTCCTCGCTTCATCTCTACTTTAAGATTCTTTTCTAGATCTGGAGCAAATCGGCGTAATGCTTTACGGAGATCAGCGTTTCCTCGAAGTTCTACTTGCATCGCTGATCTCCTTCGCTTCATCTTTGAGACCTTGCACAAGTGCATCTAACATGGTCTTATCTAATTCTAATAATTGTTGTGGCGCGATTCCCAATCTAATGCTTAGCCTAGCGATTAGATAGGTGAACGGAAGATCGCGCTTTAAGACAAAGGGTCGGAGTCAAGTACCTCAACACTCTTAAGTGTCTCAATAAACTCCATCCCAAAAGGCTTAACAGTTTCACCTGACCTGCGAACAATTTCATGAGCCAATAGATATACGTGACTTTGTTTTTCTTCATCTCTGAAGGCTTTGTGGAAACCCATTTTAGTTTGTTGTTCGAAAAAATATTCCACTGCTGGACTTATTTCGCCTTCAACAATACTTCCATCTGTACGAACGATCTTTAGCTTTGCCATGATATTGCCCCTTTGTTAGTTTCTTATGATGTGGTTACTGCGATAGTACCTGATACATTCCAAGTTACACTTTGAGTAGATAGGCTTGCAACATCTCCGTTAGCTGGAGTGATGTTGTTGACCAAGCATGTCATTGTGTACAAAGGATTGTCAGCTGCAACAGCAGCAGATGTCTGCTTGAATGTTACAGTTACATTAGAACCCCAGTTAGTATTTAGTGTCTGGAGTGTCTTGGCTGTAGCTGCATCGTTGATAAAGTCGATCGTAATGCTAGAGGCTTCTAGACCCTTGATATAACGATGACCCTGATCGCCAAGAGCTGTTACTTCTAGCTCATCAAATGCTCGGTTGATAGTTACAGATGTAACTAATGTTGAGAGATCTACCGCATTAACAGTTAGAACTCCAGTGTTTGCTAAATAAACTGCCATCGGATTATTCCTCGTCTTTCTTAGTTACTGGCTTAGGTGTAGGTGCTGCTGTTGGTGCTACCTGTCCGATCTTGATCAGAAAGGCTTCGTTCTCTTTTTCCCAATCGGACATACTTAACTCCAACTCGTTAGGATTGATACGGACATCTCGCAGCTTAAAAGGTCTCCCGATGCAGCGTTGAGAATACTTGGTGCACTTATTGTGCTTACATTATAGACCAGAGATGAGGCTGCTAACTTAGCGAACACGCTAACTACAGTATCTTCTATCCCGTTAAGGTTGCCTTCATTGTCGAACAGAGGCACTGTCATAATAATCTTAAAATTAGCCATAGGGCTTACTGAGATCTGCCCATTGTTATTCGGTGTTAAATATGGATCATCCGGAGAAACGATCACAGAGTTAGCAAGAACTGTGGCAGGTGGGAAAGCAAAAGTCTGCCACTTAGCATTATCTACTAACGCAGTTGCTAGAGTGGTACGAAGTGTCGTTATCGCTACTGCAGGCATTAGCCCACCATCGATGTAGGTGCAAGTGCATGCGCGATCAATCCTCTTACCTTAGCGATTAGCTGTGCGCTCATTCGATAAGGTGAGGGCTGGAAATCGACTGCGTTACTGCCTGAAAGGGTGGCTGTACGCGCTTGCCAGATTTCAACAGCGATCATCAAAGCTGCGTTCTGTACTGCTGTGTCTGTTGTCCAGTCTGTGTAAGTCTCGCCTGTGACTGTGCCGTATGGCTCAATAGGGTGCTTAGGCTGTGCAACTGTGTGAGTAGTTGCTATGTCGAATGAGTATTCTCCGACTGCTGTGATTGTTTTAGATCCGGCGTATTTAGTGCCTGAATTAGCGATTGTTACTGTCTGTCCAACATAAAAAATGTCTGTGACAGGAATGTCAAAGTAAAGAGTGCCCGCGCTTACAATGTTGCTATGTGCTACTGCGAACCACTGAGGTTTCCATAGCATAGGGAGTAGGACTGCATCGGATGCGTCACACACTTCCTGAAGGGTGGCGTCAGGGTACAGCGTACCGACTCCGAGAGTGCTACGGAGTTCTGCGACTGTAGTTAATGCCATTCCTTTTCCTTTCTAAAGACTCTGGGGAGTAGAGGGCTACTACTCCCCAGAGCGACTTAGTGTGCTGCTATTAAGCAGTCATGTTGAAGCGACGAACGCCCTTACCTGACTTAGCAAGATAGATTGCTAGGTATCCGTAAAGGTTGATTTCGATCTCGCCTGTTGTCAATACATTGACGCGAAGCTGTGTCTGTGGTGACTCCCAGCAATAGACAGATGATGGAGCAACCAAGAAGGCTGAGTCATCGATGATGCCTGAAGTTGTGATGTTGTGATCTACGATCAAGTCAGTGCCAAGAACATTACCGCGAACAGATGTAGCTACCGCTGCGCCTGCTGCATTGTATGTTGCACCTTGTGCTGAGTAGAGTGCGCGACCTGTTGTGTCTGCGTAACCGGCGATTGCTGCCCACTGATCAGTTGAAGCAACTAGCTTGTTAGCAAAGTCTCCGCCTGTACCCTTGTATGCTGCTGCGCCTTCTACTGACACGAATGACTGTAGTCCTGCTGCTGTAGTTGCAACAGATGTTGCCTGTGTACCAGATGCAGTGAACGCTGCGATAAGTGCTGCGTCTGTTGCCTTCTCGTATGCCTTGCGAAGTTCAATCATCATCAATTCCATGAACTGTGGCTGGCTGCGGTCGACGAGCTCAAAACTTACTCGTTGTAATCCTGAGAATTTATTAACATCCACAGTATCGTACGCGCTTGTCATGCCTGTCTCAGATGGTGCTGAACCTTCGTTAGTGTCTGCAACTGTTGGAGCAGTGTTAGCTGTTGCATTGTTAACATACAAACGAGGGACAGTAAAGCTCATGCCTTCTGCCATAAGTGCTGCTGTAGTTGCAGCTTCAAACGCTGGGCGTCCTGTGAATGTGTCAGTAAGGAAAGTGTTTAGGTGTGGTGCAAGTGTAAGACCAGTGTTTGTAGATGTTGAGTCATCTGCTGCGCGAACTACGCGGCGTGCTTCGTCATCTCCCATTGCTGCCTTGATGTTAGCTTCTAGGTACTGCGCTGATGTAATTGGTGCAATGCGCTCACGCACAAATGTAGTTGCAGTAACAACAGGACGAGCAGCTTCAACTGCTGCTGCCTCTACTGGTGCTGCAACTGTCTCTGGAGTATTCTCCACAGCTGTCTCGCTTTCTGTTGGTTGGATTTCTTCTACTGCTTCTGGATTTTCCTCAGCAGCGACATCGATAACCTGAGCAGACTTAAATGCTGGCTCTGTTACCAATGAAACTTCTAGCAACTTGGCAGCGGATACAAACATCACATTGCCTTTCTGCTTTGACTTAATTACTTCTACTCCTACAGACAGACCGGATTGCAATCCTTCTTCTGCAAGGATTAGAGCCTCAGAACCTCTGTTGCTGCGACTTATCTTAAAGCTCGCGTACACGCCATCTTCTTGCTCGGTGAACTGCGTAGCCGATCCTAAAGGTTGGCGAGCGTCATGTTGATTTAATAATTTTACAGTCTTAGGATTCTCTGGAAGTGCAATAGCACCCTTTTCAAAGACAACCTTACCTGCTGAAGTGTTACCGACTTCGCCTGTACCTGCTGGCACAATCTTGCCTGAGATTAAGCGTTCTTCTACATTGGCAATAAGACCAGATGAGAAGTGGATTACTTGATTTTCCATTATTCGATTCCTTCGCTGCCGTTAGGTGTTAAATCTTCCATCTCCATTGCTTGCTCAACTGTAATCAAGCCAAGAGATAACATCTTCTCAATTACTAGCAAGCGTTCCATTGGCTCTGTTGCTAGGAATGAAGAATCTACATCGAACTTAACTGCGTTACCGCGAGCAGTAATATCATCCATTGAAAGACGATCTTCTATTGCACATACATAAGGAGCCAGTGATAGAGAATAAAATTGTTTTCTTTCGTCAAGGACGTTGGCATAAGTCATTGAGTTATTAGCTTCAGCAGAAAGCATGTAAGCAGGGATGTTGCATAGACGAGCAATTTCAGTTGCCAAGAATTGCTGCGCCTCGTCATACATCATGTCTTTAGGTGAGAATGATGTTGGCTGATATTCAAGAGTGCTTGTTAAATAAGCAGTCGCACGATTTTGACGAGCGTTCTTCCATGCTGCTAGTAATCCTGCAACCTCTTTAGGATCTAGGTCTGCTCCGTTATTGCGAAGCACTCCTGAAGGCATTGGTGTGCTGGCTGCAATAACTGCTGCCTTACGAAGATCGATAGCAGCTCTAATAGTGTCTGATCCGCGTTCTAAGATACCTTCATCAAAGGCTTGAAATGTAACAATAGATCCAAGACCTGACATTGGTACAGCAACAGCATCGATAAAGTATTGAGTAATTTCCATACCATAAAGATCAGTATTAAATGTAACTTTGACGTTAGGGATCCACTTAAAGCGAGAAGGGCGTCCATCCTCTGCATATAATTCTGTAACTTGCCAGTAAGCCACGCCGTACATCATTAGTGAATCAACAGTCCACGCCATAGTTACTGATCGCGGTTGATTGATTGCTGGCTGATCTACCCAGACTGGATTACCTAATTCTTCACCTGTAGATACACGATATAAATTAAGAGGCAGTCCGCCAATTACTCCAGAGAGTAAGTTTCGGCATCGAGCTACAGATGGTACTGACATAGCCTCATTGCGTTGAACGCGAGGCATAACATAGTTAAATAGCGAGTTAAGATTCTCGCCCATAATTGTAGGGGCGTATTGCGCTGTAAGCGATGTCTTATTAGGAGTGGTTGCTTCTGTTTTGCGGAATAGACCCATAGTCAGAAAGTATAGCATTTGTCAAGTAATTAGACAATATGCTAGGGCGTGTCTAA